ATGTCCGACGATCTGAAGAACCGAGGCCCCCAAGACCGTGCCCGGATCAATGTCAATGAAGCGCATGAGGTGCGCTACTGGACAAAAGAGTTGTCCGTGAGCGAAGCGCAGCTTAGGGAGGCCGTCAAAGCCGTAGGTGTCTCCGTCGAGGCTGTCAAAAAGCACCTCGGGAAGTAACTACGGCACGGCACTTGCGGCAGTAGCGTCGCTGCGGCGGTGGGCTACATCCTTCGGGCCCTCAGACGATCGGCACACCCGTCTGAGCCGCCGCAGCCTCTCGCTAGCAAACCCTCCTATTCAAAGTCCTTCCGGCGCAAGCGTCGCCGGCGCACGAAGATCTGATCCAGTCCGATTCCGAGCCCGTCGGCAAGACGTTCTTTACTGGCGGGGGACAGGCGGGAGAACTCCATTTCCATGGTCACATATTCCGACACGCTCACTTCGAGGCGCTGCGCCATGATCAGCTGATTCAAGCCGAGATACTCCCGCCAGGCGCGTGCGAGCGACCAATGGTTATGGGCTGCGGCGACGACCACTTCATGCGGTATCAGGCCATCAGGAGGAATTCGAGGCCTAAGGGACGCATCGCACGAGGGAAGGGCCGACCTGTCAGTCGCAGGCGTCGTTAAGTCATCATCCGGCGCAGGGTGCTGGCCGCCCGCAGGCGAAATATCGGCTAGCCTCGCGGGCGAAGTAGATGCTAATTCGAGCAAGCGCTGGTACTCGTCATAGCGCAGCACTACAAATTCCGGAACGTCATCAACGTAAAGAATATTGGGCCCGATTTCCTTCATCGCGCCTGGTCTCTTAAGTTCACATCCCGCACTTCCACGGCGCCGTCCCACACTCGAAAACAGATCTCGAAACTACCCGCGGTCATGCTGTGTTGCTCCGCGGCGGAAAACGATCCACTTTCATGTTCCACACGCCAACGAAAATCGCCTACCGCGTCCGCGACGCGGCGCTGATCTGCACTGGCCAACCTCAATACAGCTTCCGCAGCCAGAGGATTCCAATCAATTTTCACCATCAGGCACCTCCTCGGCCGTTCCGGAATTTGGGTTGGCTCCATCCCGATGTAGTCTATCGCCACCCGAGCTTGGCTCCTTGTACGACGCGTAGACCTATCGGGTCAATCCCCCCACAGCCCGACGGCCCCAGAGCGGGCGCCGCGACCACACAAAAAACCCCTTCTTAACAAAGAAAGGGCTGGGCGGCCAATTACCCAAAACCTGAGAGGGCGCTAGAGCATTTTGTCCCGATCTTGCTCCGCCCTGGATGCGCCAATAGCGGTCTCGACCTTCTTGACCTCTTCTGGAGGAGGCAGCACCGCCGGGAATCCAAGGGCCTCAATCCACAACTCACGGGTCCAACCCATCGTATGGTAGAGGTGATGGTCTTCATCCTTTTCGACGGCGTCATATGCCTTCTTCAGAACTTTCGACTCGGCCCCCGATAATTTGCTTGCCACCAGGCCAATCAATTCCCAGTTCTGGTGGTCCTTGGTTTCGGCGAGCACCACACATTCCGCAGCGACTATTTGTGCCGCACTAGGATCCCCGCCCTTCTTCGCCAACTCGATTGCCGCAACGAGGGATTCCCCGTGATGCCGCACCACTTCGCGGCTAGGCACTTCCAGATTGGCGTCCAGCGCCAATTCTTCAAAGACAGTGAGGAGGACTTGCTTATGGGTCTTGGTCTCGTCTAAGTATTCCTGCCACTCCTTCGCCAAGTCGTCATTCGTTGCGCAGGACAATGCTGCCGTGTAGACCTGTATCCCACCCAGCTCTGTCTCCAACGCCTGATAGAGCAGGTCGTGGATCTTCGCAACATCACCCTTTTTGTTGGTAGCCATTTCGTTCTCCGATTGTCGCGCCAAACACGGCGCCCTCTGGCCCGCTCTGCAAGCAACGTTCCCACCGCGCGACTCTTGGGTGCACGCCCCCATATTTCGTCCAGTAACAGGGCTGGACAAGAACTGTGCGAGGGAGGATCTTTGGATGAAAGCCTAGCGCGTGTAGGAGGCCAAAATGGATGACTCGACCCGCAGAGCCGGCCAGGATGCAGCGAGACACGGCGTGCCCCTCTCCGCATGCCCATTCCTACAGGCCGGAAACATGCCCGCCCATACTGGCGAACCAATCCGAAAATGGCGCGCAAAGTTGGCCTCATGGGAGGCGGGATGGAAGCAAGAGAGTGACGCCCGTCTGGCTGAACTCCAGCGACGGCGAGAACTCTTACATTCAGACTGACCACGCGGCGCTCTGGATGCGCTGCTTATCAGGTGAATATTGTGAAAACCGTGATTCCGACAAGCTACCCGCCAGTTAGTGGCTTCCAAACGGAGGCGCAGCGGCGCGCCTCATCACCTCCGCCCACCGGCGCAAGTGAAAAAGAGACAGGCCCAGCCAAGACCCAGCCCCTTTCCAACCCTCGTTTGCATACCGACTGGAAAAAATAGTCCAGTGCAGCTGCCCGCAAGGAACGCTTCTTGCTGATACGCGCTCACTGCGGTGGAACGACTCCCGTCCCCTGGTCGTGCAGGTGGTCCGCACTCCCATCTGCCCACCGCAGCCTACCCCCTGGACGACACCTCCTTGTGGTGTCTCAGGGCCTTAATCGGCCCATTCAAGCACCAGCCCCTTGCCACGATGATTCCCGCTTCGCCGGTACCAAAGCCTCTCTTGCTAGACTTCAGTACCGGCACAGGCCATGGGTTTACGGGACCTGCTGGTTCGATTCTGGCGTGCCGACAGGCTCCTCAGGTTCGAGATCCTCCAGATCCTCGTCTTGATCTTCCTCCTCTAATAGCGGACGCGTATCGTCGGCCGACTGCCCAGGCAAATCCGTCGGGTTGGATTCGCCTGGTGCCTTGGGTTCCGAATTGGGGGGCATATTGGTGGGTTGCGGTTCGTTCATGTGCGTCACCTATTCCGGCCATGTGGCCACATAGCACACTGCAAGAATCGATCCCACTTTTTGCCCGCGTCCGGAGGCAGACTCCGCATTAGCCATCACACAGAGACCGCCAGACTTTGTTTCCTTCGAGCACCTGACGTCGAATCGGCGCTGGCGTCGCTCTCACCTGCTCCCCCGAATCGAAATAGATTGGCCGCGCGTGTTCGCAGTACTCAATGCCGACCCGCTCCGGGACTGCGCACCCAGTCCCGCTCAAGCTCAGCAGCAACAGCATCATCGCCCATACGGGCCGTTTCCAACTGCACATCACGCACCTCCTTGTGGGCCTGCGCGGCCTGTTTATTTACCTCCGCTGTACGCCGCTCGCGCTCCGCCCCCGCGCCGGCGCTACGCCCTCGAAGATATGCCGCGAGGGCCAGCACAATCGCCGCCCCGGCCGCCATCAGATACCCCTTGAATCGCTCAAACAAGGCGAGCATGGCTGACCTCCATCCTTGCGCTGGTGTAGTTTTTCGCCCATTTGGCACGAAGCTCCGCTCGCTGGTCGGTCGTGCCGCGCGCGTACGCGCCAGGCCGCCACGTGCGCAGGTACAGCGCCCAGGCCCCCTCTTCGTCGCGAACTGCGGGCAACCTCATCGGGTCCGACCAAAGCAGCAGCCGAGCCAGCCCGGCCGCCAGCACATCGTCATGCTCGATGGCGTTCCAGATGTCCACATCGCGCGCTGGCACGTCTCGGGCTTGGTAGAGGCGCGCGGCTGCGCCGCTGGTGGCTGCATGCTGCCGAACGCCCCGCACCATGCCGCCACCCTCCTCCGCTTGCCAGAAGCTCTTCGCCGGCCCGTTCGGGCGCGGCGGGTTGCCCACCAATTGGCGACGATGTTCGAAGCGCGATTCCTGCAGCCCAATGGCCAGCAGCATGATGCGTGCTTCGGGCGTGTCCATCTTGGCCTGCAGGAGCGTCAGCGCAGGATCGATGGCCGTCAGAGTTACCGTCTTGAGATCCACGGCTAGCCCTCCCCGCCAGGCCGGCGCCACGGCAAACGCGCCAGCACCTCATCCAACCACGGCAGCACGCCCTGATCGCGCATGCGCGACATCCACCGCATATACGCCCCCAACACCCACCATGCCGGAAGGCCAGCCAGCAACATGCTCGGCCCCAGAACGTAGAACTTCGCCAGCAACGCGTCGTCACTGCCGGCCCCATGATGTGCAAGCCAGGTCATGGCATCCATCAGCCCCGGCTTCCACGCGATCACCGCCCCGGCGAGAGCTGGGCCGAACATAAACGAGCATGCGACCGTCGATACGGTGCGGACGGTGAACTCCCGCGCCGTCCGCGGCGGCATGATCAGAAGCCCAAGGATCGCCGCGATTGCGGCCGGGACTCCATACGCCATTGCGACCTTCAAAGCCGCGAGGCCTCCCAGCCCCGTAGAACTCGGTTCCATTGAAATGCTCCTGTGTTGGGTCTGCATCGCTGCCTCCCGTATGAAAAAAAGCCCGCGCATGGCGGGCAAAAATGTGAATCTGGGGGCCAGAAGCTACTGCCAGCCGGTGACGTCGATCACGGCAATATCGTTCTCTTCGGCGCTACTCACGAAGCGGGTATTAAAGAGCGGGGCCCAGCCATAGAACGTACCCACCTGATCCTGGATCTTTGAAATAACGCCGGTACTTGTCGCGGCGTAGTTCTCGCCCCAAAGGATCGAACTCCAGCCGCCACCTGGAACCGGATAGCACTGATACCCGCGCCGGTTGAACGACGGGCAGTAGGCCCATTTGCGCGTCGGTAGACCGCCCACCGTCAGGCCGTTGATGTACCCGCTTCCGGTGCCGTCTGAATTCCAGTATCGGGGAATGCGCAAGTTTCCGTGAACGTTCATCGGCCTGGCCGTGCTCATGAAAATGTGCCTGCCGTCCTGCGCCCATATGTCCATCGGGCCGCCAGTGACCCACGGCCAATCGAATATGTAGTATTCGACGGCCACCCCCACGAAGGTGACAGTGAAGGTCCCGTTCCCGTTGTTCACCAGGTTGCGCATGGTGGCGAAGCCGCCCCCGGTGGGCACGAAGAACACCACAGGCCGGACAGCAGCGAAGGAAAACGCGCCGCTGGCCGTGCCCATGTACCGCAGGAACATATTGACGTTCCGGCTATCGCAAAGCAGGTTCCCGGACTGGTCCCACAGCTCGAATGCTGCATCAGCCATTACTTGACCCCCCAAAGAATGAGCATGTTCGCCCGCTGCGTGTTTGGCTCCTCCACAAACGACCAGGAGATAACAGCGCCGTTTCGCTTGATCGTTGGGTAGTTGGCCCCGCCGCTTGCCGCCGTCACCACAAACCACGAGTTCGCCGTGTCCGCAAGCTGCGGCACGTTCACGCTGCCGCTGGTCGTTCCCGTGTAGAACTCTCCCAGCTGGCGCGCGATGCGCATCCCGGCACTGAATAGCAGGACGCCCGAGGAGGACCACAATTCAAGGGGCATCACTGCCATATCAGCCTCCGAATCGCGCGCCTAAAACGCCATTGGGGTAGTAGTACCGCATGCCCTTGTTGGTGATCTCGGTGCGCGAACCGTCCGCCTCCGTGCCGTTGAACGACATAAGGCCGGACCGCATGTTCAGGTTGAACACGGGCACACCGTTAGGATTGAGAGCATCGGAGCTGAGGTTGTCCTTGAGGTTGAGGGCTCCGATGGTGGCGCGGCCGATGATTGCCTCGTTCATGATCACCTGCCCGCCCTGCACCACAAACGGCGCCTTCACGGATCCGGTGGATTCGTCCAGGATGGCCACGCGCGCCGCCGCCAGCAGGATCTGCGACGTAATGACACCATCGTTGTTCTCGACGCCCACACCGATGCCAGCGAGGTATGGAACGCCCCCCACCGTGAGCTGGGTTTTGATGGTGTACATCGCCGCCAGGGAGTTCACGATGGCGTCAATCTGCACCTGCGCGTCGCCCGCTTCATCGATCCGATCCAGCAACGCCTGGGCAAGCTGGGTTTCGGTGATCTGACCAGTGAGGTATTCCAGGATCTCGTCCGCGCTATTGCTGGACGTGCCGATGACCCCGGGGTTCCCGATAGGAAAGAAGTCCCCCGGGATGCCGGTGCGATCCACCAATCGCGCCCAGAAGTACAGGCGCTTGCCGGCGGACAAGCCCATCATGTCATGGGTGTTTTGCGGAAATGCGAATTCGCCCAGTTTGATGGCGCTTCCCTGTGACTGTGATTCCGAATACCAGATTTCCGTCCGCTCGATGATGTAGTTGCCGGCTGGAAACCCCCAATTGAGCCGGATGCCGAGGACCATGCCCTGGGCGGTCAGGTGCGTCACCTGCGGCGGCGGCAGGACGTTGCCCTCCAAATCAGTGGACGCCGACATTCCCCAGGCCGAAGGGATGTTCGCGGCGTTGATGGCGCGCACCCGCGCGAGGTAACGCCCGGTGCTGATGCCACGGATTTCGACGGACGCGGAGGCCGTCCGGCCCGCCTCAATCCAGTCCGAGTTGTTGCGCCGCCACTGGACTTGATACTCCACTGCGTCCTGCACCTTGTCCCAGGTAATGAGCGCGTTGTGGGTGGCTATCGTCTGGTCCAGTGTCGAATACGACGACAGCGCCACGTTCTGAGGCGCGGGCACCACCATTGGCGGGATAACCGTGATCGGCGGGTTCTCCAGGCGCGTGCCGTAGTCCACGGCGTCGAACTTGCCAGGGACGTGCTGCACCGCGCTGATGATCGCGTTCAACACATCCTCGCGCGCCACGCTGATGACGCGGAACAGCTGCGTCGACAACTCTTCAGATTCCAGGGTCCAGACCGCCTCCGGCTCTGGAACCTCCGTAAACGGCTGGGTGACGGTGATTTCCAGGGTCGCCCCCTGGATCCCAATCATGTCTGCCGTAATCTCGGTGCTGTCAGCTGTCCAGATCGTCTGATCTGCGGTGATCATGGTTCCCACCGCGCCCTGCACAATGCGGGTTTGCGTCAGGCCGTTCGGCATGTTCAGGATCAGGCGGTCGCCAGCTCGCACCCCGATAGCCAGGTCCACCTTGATGGTTGTGGCGGTGGCCGAATGAATTCGGCCGCCAATACGGCGGCCGGCGCGGTTCTTGTCGGCAATCCGGATCACAGAACCCGGCTTCACCACCGCCTGTTCAAGCCCTACGCCGAAGGTGACGCCCTGCGTCTCCCGTTGAGAGGTGAGCAGCGCCCATTTTGCTACGCGCACGGCCTGCCCGCGCGACGTGCAGCCGAAGGCAGTCAGCTGGTGCATCCGCACGCCGTAGCGGGCTATCGCGTCCCGGTCCTCGACCGCCTCCACCTTCGCGATGCCCTGGTTCGTGTTGTCGTTCCACGAAACCTGAACCACGGTGTAACGCGTGCGCCGCGGGCTGCCGGTGTAGCCGAACTTTCCATCCAACACGTTGGCGTTGGTGAAGTTGTACACCGGCTCGGACGGCATATCGGCCGACGTAGCAACGGCGCCATTCATCTCGTAGACGATGCCACGAAAGACGCTGGCTAGATCGGACATGACGCGATATGCGTCCGCTGCCTGTTGAATGTAGACGTTGCAGGTAAAGCGTGGCTCCATACCCCCGAACCCGTCGGGGATCATCTCATCGCAGTATTGGCCGATGGGGTAGAGCTGCCATTTCGCCATGGACACGCGCGCCGGATCCAGGAATGCGCCGGCGCCATACCGCTGGTTTGTCACCATGTCGTACCAGATCCAGGCCGGGTTGTTGGTCCAGGCCTGCTTGAACGTGCCATCCCAAACGCCGGTATAGGTGCGCGTCGCCGGGTCATAGTTGCTCGGCACGGCAATGATGCGGCCGCGGAATCGGTAGGCCCGGGTAGGGATGGCCGAAAATTGGCTTGCGTCCACCTGGATCCCAACCAGCGCCGACATGGGCATGCGCAGCTTTGCATCCAGCACGGTGGTGATGGACTGGATCCATGTGGCATTGGTCAGCGTGTCCGAGGTGGACTCAATCGACAGCCGGCGCACACGCAGAACCCATCCAGTCTGAACCCCCTGGGGCAGATCAATGCGGTGGGTCCGCGCGTAGGTCTGCGTGGTCTTGCCGTCGAACGCCGAAACCAGAACCTCCTGGAACGGGCCGCCATCCGCCTGGATATCGATGGCGTAATCGACGCGCGCGCCGTCGCGGTCGCCCGTCTCGGTGTTGACCTGGATGAGCCCGCGAAGCTCCAGCGTGACGCGCACAGCGGACAGCGTACGGTCCGTAATGGTCTGGACCCATGGTGTCCCATACTTGAGCTGCACACCCACACCGGTGGTGCTTTCTGCCGCCGGGAAGCCCTGGATATAGTCCTGGGACTGCGTGCCATTGCGGAAATCGACGCGGACGCCCTGGAAATTCAGCGAGCCGTCGTCGTTTTCAATCGGCGTTCCGTCCAGGTAGATGCTACGCAGGATGGTGTTTGCGCCCGTCACGGGGCCGTAAATCGGACCTTCGCTGATCAGGTCCAGCACCTTGGCATATGAGATGCTGTGCAGGCTGTCCGGAGCCTCCACCGGTGCACGCGCGCCGCCCCCGCCCTTGCCGCCTTTGCGGCCCACAATGGTGATACCGCCCTGGCGAGAGATGTGGCGCAAGGGCCCATCAATAGAAAACCCGCCGGCCTCGGCGGGTGAAAGAAGACGTTGCATCGCCCCCCCCTATGCTTGATCTTCGGCATAAATGCCGGCCGAAACCACGGCGCTCCCGGCCCAGCCCTCACCGTAGTGGACCGGGACGCAATTGCCTTGCGCAGTCGTGTTCACGGGCCCGTTGAAGTTGTACGACGCGCCGTTGTCGGGACCGTCCTTCGTGGAAAGCCCTGTTTGCGTCGGGCTCGCCAATTGAATGACGCCGCCCAGCGCAACGACGGCGCCCATTTTCATAAGCGAAGTCCCGAACGCGGCCATCGTGCCCGAGCTAAGTACGTTGATCACTGCGCCCACGGCAACCATTGCCGCCCCGAGGATGGTCTGAAAAACGCCCCCGCGCTTGGCCCCTTGGATGACCGGCGCAAACCGGATTTCTTCCTCCTCCGAAGCTGCATGCTCAAGCCCGTCTTCTCCGATGTTGCGCTGGCCCAGGAACACCGCGTAGCGCACGCCACGATCCCCGGAAGCGAACATTTCCTTTTCAAATCCGGGCAGGATGGCGCACAGTGCCTGCACCGCCTCTGCGGCGCTGCGTACCGCCAGTCGGTGGACGCGGCCGAACCGCGAGCCCAGCAGGCCGTACAGGCGAATGGTGCGGAGTTGGTTATCCATTCGGGGCCTCCTTGTGACGCAGCACCACGCGCGTGATCTCCTGCCAGTAGCCGCCATACAC